CTCTGCGGCCCTGCCGTTTGCCACCTGGCGGCGGTCAAACGTGACCCGCGAAATGACGCTGGGAGGCCCGCTAGGAATGCCCTCGGTTTCGCTGGCGGTGGATATCTATGCCGAGTCCTATGCGGCAGTAAGACAGATAGCAGACCGCTTGCGAGCGGTTCTGAATGGTTTCGCAGGTGGTGTGGGAAATTACATGCACGTGTCGATCGTGAGCCTGCAGAGCGAATCCGACGGGTTTGTGCAGCTGGCTGGCGGCGACCTACCGCCCGTGTACAGCGTCACGCAAACGTACAGCATCCTCTGGCAGTCTGAATAACAGGAGATCACCGTGCCTAATTTCGCAACGCCCCACGATACTGCGGTTGCTAGTTCGGCAACGAAGTTGTTCCTCGACGCGAACCAGTACACCGTCACGAACATCGCCATCGCGTTCACGAACCCTGGCGGTGCTGACTCGACCATCGACATCGCCCACCTCGGACAGACGGTCGGCGAGCAGGCTGCGACGATGCAGCGTCCGCTGGTCGTAGCGGGGGATGGTGGCAGCGGGCGTCAGTTCACGTTCGACTACATCGGCGCCGTGGTCATCTCCGACGCCTCGACGGGCACGTATCGTATCAGCGTTGCTGGCACCACGGCCTTTCTGGGCGGGACAACCGCGTCCTACTACACCGTGGCAAGTTCGTCTCTCACGCTGGCGACCAACGACGCCATCCGCGGGCAGGCCGTTATCACGATTGCGCGTTGAGCCTGACGGGAGTCCGTCATGGCGATCCCAACATCGGGCGTAACGGCAACCTTCAACGGCACTGCACTCGGTGAGATCACCGAGATCAAGTGGCTCGTGGGCGGCGGTCTGCCGCAAGGCCGTGGCGGCACTTCTGTGCCGGCGTACTGGTCCATGGACGCCGGGTCCATCGAGATCACGGCGTTCGGGACCGCGCTTAACCGCTCAAGTGAGTGGGGTCGCAAGGCCGTTCTGGCCGTTGGCGGGACCGCACGGGTCGCCACGGCAACAGCGACGATCATCACGGTCGCCCTGTCGTGCAAGGCGATCTGCCAGACGCTTGACATCGGCGCCAAAGTGAATGATGCGTGGCGCCACAAAGGCACGTTCAAAATCGTACTGGAGTGATTCAATGGTAGAGCTGACGGCTGATGCAATTTTCGCGGCGAATGATCAGAACCTCGTGCCGGTTGAGGTACGGGAGTGGGGCGGCACCGTCTACGTCCGCGTGATGTCCGTTGGCGAAATGGAGGCATACCAGCGGGAGTTCGCTGAGAAAAAGGAAAAAATGGAACTGTGGCGTCCGAAGTTGCTTGTTCGGTGCATCTGCGACAAGGACGGCAAGGCGTTGTTCACGCACGACCAGGTCGAGAAACTCGGCACGAAGTCAGTGAAGGTGATGAGCCGTTTGTTCGACCTGGCGATGAAGCACAACGCTGTCACGAACGAGGATGTCGAGGCACTCGCAAAAAACTAAACCTCCGCCCGACGCGACAGTTTCTGTTTCGTTTGGCGGGTCACTTAGGCATGACGGTAGGCGAAATAGAGCGGCGGATGTCGTGCCGTGAACTGGCAGAGTGGATGGCGTACACGCGGTACTACGAGGCGATTCCAAACCACTGGCAGCAGACAGGATTGATCGTGTCGGCGATGCTCGCGCCGTATTCGGGCAAGGGGAAGGCACCGAGCCCGTCAGATTTCGTGCCGATTGAGAAGCCGCCGCAACATACGAATCAGATCATTGACGTTTTGCAGCAACTGAAGGCGAACCTTGAAGGTGATTGACCGTGGCGAACGTCCTGTCACTCGCGATGAAGATCAGCGCCGACGCTTCGGGCTTCAAGCTCGATCCGGTCCAGCGTGCGCTCGTCGCGCTGGGAACTGAAGCGGACAAGCTGACCGGCCAGTTTGAGAAGTTTGCCGGCGGGTCTGACGCCGCCGGCCGTGCTCAGCAGCAATTCGGCAGCCAGCTGCAAGACCTACAGAACGCCCTGCGGGACGGTGCCATTGGTGCTACCGAGTTTGCGATTCAGTTTGAGCGGCTTACTGAAGCGGCGAACAAAGAGGCAGCGGCATTTCAGCGAGCGGCGCAGATCACGGAAGCGAACATCACTCCGCTACAGCGGTATGAGCGGACTGCGGCCGAACTGAAGGAGCAGCTTGACGCCGGCCGAATTTCCCAAGAGACGTACTCTCGAGCGATGGACAAGGCCAAGGTGTCGCTGAACGGCGTTGGCGATTCGGCGACGAAGGCTGACAAAACACTGGCGTCGCTCAATTCCAACGTCAGCCTGCTCACGAAGATTGAAATCGGCCGCGTCTTGATCGACGGCCTCCAAGCGTTGAGCGGAGTCTTCCAGCGAGTCACCGGCCAGATCACGTCGCTCGTGACCTCGGTCAATTCGTCGCTCGACACGCTCAATGACTTCTCTGCCCGCACGGGCATCGGCGTCGAGGCTCTTCAAGGCTACTCGCTCGCCGCAAAATTGGCCGGCGTTGATACGGAGCAGTTTGGCGTGGCCGTGCAGCGGCTGGGCGTGAACATCGGCAAGGCAAATCCCGGCGACGGATTTGACAAGAATTTGAAGGCCATCGGGCTTTCGGTCGCTGAACTGCGGGCACTTGCGCCAGAGCAGCAATTTTCTGCCATCGGCGATGCCATTTCGCAACTCCCAACGGCTGCCGACCGCGCCGCTGCTGCCGTCGAAATCTTTGGCAAGCAGGGCGCCGCACTCGCTCCGCTGTTTCGCGAGGGGGCGTCCAGCATTGACGAACTTCGCCAGCGAGCCGAGAGGCTTGGAATTATTGTCAGTGAAACGCAAGTCAACAACGTCGGCGATCTCAACGACGCTTTTGATACCGTCAGCGCAACGATCAACGGAATCATCGGGCAGGTCGTCGGAAATCTTGCCCCGGCGGTGACGGCGGTTGTTGATGAATTCCTGAAGTTTGTTGAGGAGTGGAGCGGCGCTCAGGGGAGCGGAGGAACTGGCATTGCCAATGCCATCACTGATTCATTGCTGGAGGCAGCCGACTATTTTGCTGGCGTGTTTGACTTCTTTACCCGCAACCTCGAAGGAGTTTCTTCAAGCCTCGACGACGTAGCGGAAATCTTTCGGATTGGAGGGCAGTTGCTGCTGACCGGCGCCGAAGGATTCAGGACAATTTTCAACGTGATTCAGATCGGCATTGACGCATTGCTGATAGGTCTTGGCAAGGTGCTCGAAGGCATCGGCAGTTGGGTCAGCGACGATCTGGAACAGTTCGGCGCAGGGCTTGCGGCGGCGTCGCAAGAGTCAGCCGACCGGAACGCACGGGAAATGGAGGCAGCTGCAACCAACGCAGCCAACGCTTTCTCGGGCATCTTTGACGATGTCGGCAACAATGCAGAGCAGGCCGGGCAGGGAGCCGCGTCGCGGCTTGTCGGCGGCATCAAAACTCGCATTCAGCAGGAACGCGCGCCAGAGTTCCGCATTGAGTCGAATGTCGAGACGCTGCGAGAGCGGTTTGACAACCTTTTCGATGGACTTGTCGATCAGTCCAGTACCGTCACCAAGTTGATGCAGGAATTTGAGCAGGCATTAGCGGCTGCGCAGCAAGACGGGGAATTGACCGCTGACGAGATTGAGCGTATCGAGACGCTCCAGCTGAGAGTGAATTCCGCCATTGACGAAGAGGCTCGAGGACGAAAAGAGGCCGCCGACGCAGCGCAAGCTCAGGCCGCTGCCGTTCAGTCAATCGTCGATCGGGAACTGGAACAGATCCGTATTCAGAATCAGTTTGGCGGTGATGAGGCGAGGGCGAAAAACGCTGCCGACCTGACTCGCGTTCGTGACGAGATTGCGAAGACCGAGGCGGAACTGGCCAGGGCCAACGCCAACTCGGACACCGAGGCCGCTGCTCGCGCCGCCGCTCGCCTCGCGCAACTAGACCAAGTCGAAGCGAAACTATCCGAGGCCGAAGCCAACTTCGCAGACCGTGCGGACGAGACTGCTCAGGGGTTTGCTGACGGCTTCGATAAAGCCTTCCAGGCGACGACTCGCGGGCTGGATGATCTTATCGGCAAGGCGTCCGACTTCGGCAACGAAGGTGCCAAGGCGGCTCAACAACTTCAAGACGGCGTTGCCCGTGCCCAGCAGCAAGTTCGCGACGGCATCTTGTCGCAGGCAGCCTATGAGGCTGAAGTGGCAAATCAGCGAAAGCTGGCAGACGAGCGTCTTGCCCAACTGGAGCGGGAGCGCCAAGCCCAGCAGCAGGCCCAGCAGGAAGCGTTCCAGCGTCAGGTGGACGCGAACACCCGCGTCAATGAATATCTCAAAACTCTCGTGACTGACCGCGCACGCCTAGAGGCCGAGGCGTTTGAGCAAACGAACAAACGGAAGATCGAGGCAGCACAGAACCTCAAGGCGATTGAAGACCAGATTGCAACGCAACAGCGATCTGTTGCTGCCGCCCGCGAGGCTGGCGACCTAAAGGCCGCCAAAGCCCGCCAGGCTGAGTTGGGCGCACTCGAGAAGCTCAAGAGGGCCGAGCAGAACATCGTTGACGGCAAGGTGCAAGCCAACCAACAAATCAACGCTGGAGCCCTCGCGAGTGCCAACGCACAGGCTGCCCAGCAGCAGCAATTTGCGAACGCGGCCCAGAAGCAAGTCGGGCAACTGCAGCGGGCCGCGAACGATGCGATCGGCCTGACGAATGACGCATTTGCCAAGGCCGCCGAGCGGCAGCAAAAACTGTTCAACGACTTGAATACGCTCGGCTCTCGCACCGTTGAAACGGCCGACGCTCGAACCGCAGAGGGTGCAGCCATCGTGCTCGGCCTGGCAACGACGGCGCAAGATCCGCGACTGATTGAGCAGCGGCTCGGAAACAAAATCATGCGCGAGATCGCAGAGGGTCTTGCCACAAACCTCAACAGGATCGGAATCCCCGCAACGCTGCTATGAGTTTTCTCAGCCTG